TTGTTGGGAGACTACGCGCAAATAGCAGCGCCGGAGCTTGTCATGGCCAGGCGCCACGGCGGCATTCCTAACGACATCGCCCGCCTCTATGGTGCCCGCGTGGCCTTCATGAACGAAACCAGCCAGGGCAGCCGGTTCGATGAAGCAAAGCTCAAGGATCTGACTGGCGGCGATTCGCTAACAGGTCGATTCCTTCACGCGGAATTCTTTGATTTCGTTCCTACACACAAGCTCGTCATCCGCGGCAATCACAAACCGACCATTAGCGGCAATGACGAAGGTATCTGGCGTCGACTGCGCCTCGTACCGTTCACCGTACAAATACCGGCCGACGAGCAAGACAGACACTTGATCGAGAAGTTGCGCGGCGAGCTACCGGGAATATTGCGATGGGCTGTCGAGGGCTGCAGGGAATGGCAGACCGAAGGACTAAAACCGCCAGCGGTAATTACCAATGCGGTTAAGCAGTATCGGGACGAATCCGATGTGCTGGGTCGATTCATCGATGAGTGTTGTGAGGTGCGAAAACTTGGGCAGGTCAGATCATCGGTTTTCTTCCAGCGCTACCAACAATTTACAGAACAGGCAGGCGAACGATGGGCTGCTTCAAAAGAGCTTCCCCATGAAATGCAGCGGCGCGGATTTGTCTGGAAACGCACCAAATCCGGCGGCATTTATGAGGGCATTGAACTCAATGTTCCGAGCAATGAATAGTGATCGGGTGACGGCAGGTGACGGCACTCCCGGTTATTTTCACACGCGCGCGCAAATAGGAAAAGATATTGGAGTGCCGTCACCTGCCGTCACCACTAAGATAAATCAATCACTTACGACGTGCATACGCATGCACTCGAGGCTCATTTCATGACGCCCCACGCCGAGCAGAGTGGGAACGTATGCAAACCATGAGCACCGTTCTATTCACGCGGGCACAGCCCGCCGTGAGGGAGCAGAGATACCCGCCAGCTATGTCGCGGGTCCTTCTAGCCAGGAGAGGAGACGCGGGTGCTAACGACCGTGTTTTTCGATCCTTTTTGGGCCTCCAAGGGCACAACCCACCTGGGGCGTTTTGATGGCCGTTAAGCCCCATGGCGAGCACGCGACCGTCAATGCGCTGTCGAAGCTGCTCGGCAGCACCCGCCGAACGATCGCCGCGAGAATCAGGAGCGCCGGCCTCAAGTCGACCGGTAAACGCCGAGGCTTTGCGCTCTACCAGGTCGCCGCGGTCCGCGCATTGCTCGAGGTGCCGACAGATCCTGACAAGATGACCGGGTTTCAGCGCCGCGCGCATTTTCAAGCCGAGATTCTTAAGCGGCAACTGATCGATATGCGCAAACAGTTGGTTCCGCGGGAAGAGGCGGAGCAGGAGCTGCAGCGGGCAGCGCGGATCCTCGACGCCGCCATGGATTATCTGTCCCGCAGACTCGCGCGCGGCCTGGGTGCGCATGTCGAACTGAAGATCCGGGGCCATCTAAGCGAGGTGCGCCGCGAGCTGCGACGGATTGAAGCCGATCGGCAATCTCGTTGGGCACGTAAGGTGAGCGGCGCAGATGCGGAACACGGGGAAATAGATCGGAATCCCGTGGAGACTCCAGATGCCTGATGGTCGCGCACCGCTGCCGCCGTTTGAGCGCAAAGCGTTCCTCGCCTCAGAGCTCGACCGCACTAGATTCGGCGTGACGTGCGGCGAGTTGATCACGTGCTGGGAGCTCGAACAGAATTTGTCCGACCTGGTCAAGGCGGCCGTTCACTGCTGGGATACTTTGCCGGATATTATCGAGCGCGACTGTGGCGTACCCGTGGCGGCGGTGGTCGCCCTCGAGAAAGAGATCGACGCGTTTCGCGAGGAGGCTTACCTCGTCTGGGCTGGAGAGGAGACAGCGCAGTTCCCTGAAGCTACGCCGGCGGAAGCGGAAGGCCTGCAGGGCCAGGTCGTCGCAGCTGACACTGCGGCGGCGGGAGATGCCCCTTGAAGATTTCCGCCAAGGTCAACATCGAGGGCGCCCTGGCGAAGTTCAAGGCCGCCGCGGAGGAGGCACCAAAGGCCGTACAGCGTGCGCTCAATAAAACCGCGATAACCGCCCGGGCCGAGGCGGCGCGCAGCATCCGGGACACCGGCTACGGGCTGAAGGTTGGAACTATCAAGGGCGCATTCTCGATCCGGCGCGCGACCCAGTCCGACTTGAAGGCGATCCTGACGGCCACCGGCAAGCCGATCCCGCTGATCAATTACAGCGCCAGGCAGACCGCCCGCGGCGTCACGGTATCGGTCAAGAACGGCCGCAAGCTCATTGCCCACGCCTTCATCGCGACGATGAGCTCCGGACACGAGGGGGTGTTCATCCGGACGGACAAATCGCACAAGAAGGTGACGCGCAATGGCAAGGTTTACTACAGCGGACTGCCCATCAAGGAACTCTTCGGGCCTTCAGTCCCGAGCGCGTTTGCAAACGCTGCGGTACAGGACGCGCTCGCCGCCGCGATCGAGCTGCGTTTCCCAGTAGTGCTCAAGCAGGAGCTGAAATTTGCGGGCGTGCTGCGCTGATGGGCGAGGAATTGTCAGCGGCAAAGCCGGTAGACCAGCTTGTGCGCGAATCCCTCGAGGCGCTGGCCAGGGCCACTGAGCACGGCGCCGTCATGCCTCCGGAAGCCGTTCAGCTGTTGATGGCCACCCTGGAGGCCGTTGCGCCATTGGCGGCAAGGAAGGCGGCGCAGGATGCCGGGTTGGCCAAGGCGCGATCGAGCGCGACCGCAAGGCGGGCGATCCCGGACGGCGTGCGACGCCATCAGTCAGCGCGCGTCCGCGCCAGGATGCAGGAGCTACGGGCAAAGTTTCCGAAGATTTCCAAGGCGGCGGCGCGAAGGATCATCGCCGGCGAGCTCAAGGCGCCCGTCGGCCGGGTGACCAAATACCTGGCCGCCGAAAAATAAACCCGAAACCTCAGTGCACAGAGTTTCGACTTTGTGTGCTCAGATCCCCATCACCGAAAAACGTCTGAGGCTCCAAACCATGGCACTGTTCAAAAAGCGCAACCCTCCGGAACCATCGAAGGCGGCCGAACTCGCGGCAAAACTCGGAGATCTGCGCGCCGGCGAGAAGGCCGAAGCGGAGCACAGCGCGGTCAAGGATGAACTGGACGTTCGAATCGACGCCAGCATGAAAGCCAAGGATGAGGCGAAGGCGCGCATCGCTCTGCTCGAGGCCGATGCGGCGAATTTGGTCCGCGGCGGCGACAGCCCCGAGGCGCAGAAGATTGCCGAGGACCTGGGCAAGTTGCACAACGTGGTCGGTGTGCACGACGTAGTGATTCGTGCCGCCAGCGTGCAGCTCAAGGCCATGGAGAATGCCGATCACGCATCAAAATTTCAGCGCGGCCGGATTGAGGCTCGCCAGCGCTGGTTCGGGGCACTGCGCGATCATTTGCTCGAGCAGATCCCCGAGGACATCAAAACGCTGATATGCGACGCGCAGATTGCGAGCGCTCAGGCGGGCGACGCTCAAAACTTCCCATGGTTTTGCGATATCAACTTGAGGACCCAGGAGCATCGCAACACGGAGCGACAGGATCGATTTGGCAATCGGCTCGACATGGTTGCCTATGCAAACCGGCTGATCGAGGAGTACGAATCGTGAAACAGACCGTCAGAGAATGGCGCCCGGGCTTCGAGCTGGATCCGGAGTACCTCGCGCGCCAGGATGAGATTCGCGTACTCGACGAACAGATCCGAGCGACGCTCGCGCCGACAGGCTTGGGAGGCGTGATCGATCGGGCCAAGGCAGGAAACCTGATCGCGCGACGCCATCAACTGCGAGACCGGCTCGCCGAGCTCAAGGCAACTTTTCTCGTCAGCAGCGAGATCGAGGGGCCCGACGGCGAGCCTAACTACATGACGGGGGCGCTATGAGCTCTGAAGAGGTCTCTGAAGCGGTGAAGCAGCGCCGCGCACGCGCCGCCGAGCTCCAAAAGAAAAACGAGAGTGCTTTAAAGCGAAGACAATCGCGGACTCGCAATCTCTATTCGGGCGCAGCTGCAACACAACATGAACCGGCCGCCTCGCGGCCTGCAATGAGTACGGAGCAACACATGACAACTCCCGCAAGCAACGAGCCGACAGCCGAGGAAAAGCGCAAGATCTTCGATGAGGCTGTCATCAGGGCCCGAAGGTCGCGCCAGGCCGCCGGGCTTGGGATGAATAATTCAAACGGTGTAGCACCATCTGGCGGCGGCATTTCGTCGGATTCAGAGCTGCTTGCCTATGACCCGCACAAAATCGCCCGCCTCGCACGCTTGCACATCGAGGAGATGGCGGCCGCCGGCGTCGAGGTGAGCGATGCGGAAGCCGTCCAGCACATCCTCAGCCAACCGGCCCTGGTGATGTCCGCTGCGCCCACGCGCGATAACCCCGAAGGCGCGAGCCACGAGAGCACCGCGGAAGACGCCTCGGCGCTCACGCTGGCGCAAGACATCGCTCAACGAGCTCGTGTGTACACAGCTCAGATGGCAGTGATCGGGATCGAGGTTACCGCTGCAGAAGCAGTCCGATTCGTTGAGAGGCAGATGTAATGGCCAACAACATCGTCTTTGCGAAATCATTCAACGCCGGCGGCGCGATTCTGGCTAACAGCATCGTCAAGGCCGGTGCGAATGACTTCGACGTGCTGCAGGCTGCCGCGGTGAACGATGCATTCTTAGGGGTCACGACCGAAACGGCAGCGATTCCGAGCGAGCGTGTCGACGTCATCATGAGCGGCATTGCCGACCTGAAGATCAATGGCACCGTCGCTCGCGGCGCGCTGCTGACTTCGGACGCTTCCGGGCTCGGCGTTGCGGCCGCGCCAGGCGCTGGCACTAACAACCGAGTCATTGGCACTGCGATCATTTCTGGCGTCGCCGGCGACATCATCCCCGTGTTGGTGTTGCCGGGGATCATGCAGGGATAGGCCGTGCTGTCACCATCGGTAAGCGATTCGATTGACCCGTGGCCGAGTGATGCCGTGCTTCGCGAAATGCGCCGGCCGCCGTCGATCGCTGAGGTGGCGAGGCACGTACTCGCTTCTAGCCCGACACCGAAAACGCTTGAGGTGTTCGCCTGGTACGCGACGCTGCGTGACAGCTTGGACAGAATCAGCGAGGAATTCTTTCCGCCCGGATCGACGGTGACGCATGAGCTGATCGTCCAGTGCATGGCTACGGCGGCGATGCTGCGCGATCAGTGCTTCGATTATCTTGAGTGGATTCGCACCGGATACGTGGGCCCGTCGACGCCGCCGCACCGATTCAGCAATGAAACGCTTCACTAAAAGGGGAACCAGCGACAATGATTCGAGGCATCACTTTGAAATTGGGCGGCGCGGATTACATCGTGCCGCCGCTCACCCTGGGTGCGCTCGAGGTGCACGGCGATCGCATAGAAGAATTCCAGAGCGGCGCCGCCGGGCTCGCCGGATATTCAATCGTCGTCGACATCACACACGCCGCGCTCCAACGCAACTATCCGCAAATGCCGCGTGAGCTAGTAGCCGCCGGCATCGACGCGGCGGCCGCGCCGGATGTGTTTCGCGCCGTCATGGAGGTGTCCGGCATAAAGCGCCTTAAGGACGACGTGGGAAAACTGATGGCGGGGCGGTAAGTTGGGACGCGCTCTACTGCCAGTTGATCGCCGCCACCGGCCATACATGGACCGAGGTGCGCGACGACTGGGATTTTACCCGCGTGCAGGCGTGGGTCGAATTCACCGCCGATCATCCGCCGCTGCACGCCATGGTCGCCGCCTATATGGGTTACAAGCCCGGGACTGCAGCGGCCCAGCAAGCGCAGCGCCTCGAAGGCGACGAAGCGGCCGCCTTCCTCATGTCGATGCCGGGATTTACACACAAATAATTTAGGAGAGAGTTATGCAGCCGATGATTCCGGGGATACAGATCAAGTTCGGCGATGTCGCTTACGTCTGCCCCACGCTCTCGCTCGGCGCGCTCGAGCTCTACGGCGAGGCGCTGCAGAGATTGCTCAATGGGGAAAACGTCATGACAGGCTCCATCGTCGTGATCGATGCCGCGCACGCTGCGCTCAAGCGTAATTACCCGGACATCACACGCGACACCGTGGCCGAGGGCGTTGATCTTGAAACGATTACTGATGTGGTCACAGCGCTCCTCGATTTCGGCGGACTGAAGCGCAAGAGGTTGTTGGAGGCCGCGAGCGCAGTAGCTTAAACAATGTCTGATAAGTCATTTAGCACAGAGATCTCTGGCGACGCCTCCCCGCTCATCGCGGCGCTCAACCAGGCGCGCGAGGCGACCGCTGAGGCTGCCGCCAACATGCGCGAGCAGCTCTCCACGGTGCAGGAGTCGGCAACCAAGCTCAACGAGGCCTTCATCGCCTTCGGTGCACTGCTCGCCGGCGGCGGAATTTTCAAAGAGGTAATCGGCGCGGCCAATAAATGGACAGAGGAGAATATCTCACTGTCACTGGTGCTCGGCACAACGACCGAGCGTGCGTCTGCGTACCTCGTGCAGATCCGCGAGGTCGGCGGCTCGGCCGAGGACGTCACGGGCGCTGTCGCGCATTTGACGAGGCAAGTGCGCACACATGAGAAATCGCTCAATGACATGGGGATAGCCACGCG